ATCCCGGCCATAGCGTCGGCCATGCCCATCAGCGCATCTTGTATCGCCTTGTTCGCCGCTTCCTCGCTCAGACCGCGCGTGCTGATCCGCATCGTGTGGGCAAAATTGTCAAACGTGCTGGCGGCAATGCCCAGCGCGTCGGATGACGCCAAAACTCCTCCCTGAAGCGCGTCCACGATATTCGTGATTGCCGTAGTCGTTTCCTCGTCGGCGTCGTTAATACGCGTCCGCACGCGCCTGGACAGGCCCCAGAAGCGCTTCGTTTCGATGACGCTGAACGTCTGCACCAGTACGCCCATACCATCGACCGTGGCCATAATGCCCGCGTCGAGTTCTTTGGTGCGCTTGCGGAAAAAGCTGAACGCCAAACCGATAGCGCCGATTATCGGAAGTGCCGCACCCACGCTGGCCAGCATGCCGCCGCCAGCCGCCGCCGCGTTTGCACCGACGCTGAATATGTTGCCCAGCCCGCCAGATAGCGCGTTACCTAGCCCGCCCAGAAGGCCAGTCCCTCCGCCCAGACCACCCATGCCAAGGATGCTACCACCCTTGCCGAAGCCGCCCAGCAGGCCGCCAAGCCCTCCCAGCAGGCCCCCGCCGCCGCCCATACCACCCGCAGCTTGCGCAGCGACACCAGCCGCACCGCCGCCAGAGAACCCCAGCCCGATCATGATGCGATTGCGCACCGCCATGCTGATCATCTGTGCCAGCATGGATTTGAAGCTGTCCAGAACCGACCGCACGAAACCCTTGAAGTCGCTGAAACCGCGCACCACGAAGTCGGCAAACGCGTCCGACACGCTGCCGATCCCGTTCAACAGCGCCCCGCCCAACTCGCGCCCCATTTCAACGGCTGATTTCGTGCCGTCTGCCATTGCCTCGGCAAACCCGCCCGCAAACGTGGTGGCTTCCTCTAGTGCAGCCGCAGCCTTGCCTGCGGAGCCGCCGCCAGTGCCTGTGGTGCCGTCGCCTCCGATGTCCTCCAGTGCCTCGTTCATGGCCTCTGCTTCGGCGGCTGCGTTCTCTGTAGCCTCTGCGCTTTCCGTCATTACGTCTCGCAACGCCTGGACCGATTTTAAAGGTTCAGAAAAACCATCTTTTGCGGCACTCGCTGCGGCTGTAGACGCCGCTGCTAAGTTCTCGGCTGCGACTTGGGCTGCCCCAAGCTCTTGAGTTATGACTGCGCTTGCGCCTTGCAGGCTTGTTCCGAATAGGCTGTTGAGGCCGTCGGCAACTGTCCAAGTAAACTCTACAAACGCGCCCGCCATTTTGCGAATAGCGCCGATAAAGAATGCTTGAGCGCTGGCGGACATTGCGGCGATAGATTCCGCTACAAAATCAACGCCAAGCCCGATGCGACCCCATACCTCAAGCGCAACGTCTTTTAGAATGCCAAGCGCCTCGCCAAACCCACCAGCCGCTTTGACCAGCCGCCCGAACATTGCGACCAGATACCCCGCCCCGACAATCAACGCGCCGACGCCTGTGGTGATCAGCGCCGTCTTGAGTATTCCCAGCGCGCCCGCAAAAGTAAGCGTGGCAATCTTGGAAAGTGCCAGCGCGCCCACATATTTAACGCCAAAAGCCGTGACGGCAACACCAAGGGTCGCCCCTACAACATCAAGGTTTTCAGCCATCAAAAGGATTGCCCGCGCAAACGATTCACTACCGCCAACCATGGAATCGAGCGACCCAAGTGAAAGCGTCATTTGATCGCGGAAAACCTGCATCGCGCCTGATATTGTGGGGATCGTATTCGCAAACGCATCTTCCAGCGCGTCAGATTGCGAAAGAACCGCTTCAAAGAATTCCCGGCTGGAAATTTCCCCCGCGATAACCATATTGCGCAGTTGACCGACAGATCCCGCAGCACCTTCAATGGCATTCGCCGCCGCTTGCGCAATCGGAAATGCACCCTCAAGGATGCTGTTGAATTCCTCGGCCCGGACAATGCCGCCGCTCATGGCTTGGGATAGCTGCAACAGTGCGCCCGATGCCGCAGCCCCGCCGCCGCCAACTTGAGCAAGTGCCAGTCCAACGTTTTCGGTAAACCGCAGCACGTCAGACGATGACGCGCCAAGGTCACGGCCCGCAATACTGATACGCTGGTACAGTTGCGCGGTGGCTTCAAGTGGCGCACGGGTCCGGGCTGCAATATCTCCAATCTGTTCAAGCGCAGCCGCCGCCTCAATGCCGGACATTCCTATTGCCCGCAGTGAGTTTGTCATAACAGTATATTGCTGGGTGCCGCGAAACGCACTGGCCAGAGCCGCAGCAGCCGAAACAGCAAGGCCTAGACCTGCGGCCATTCTGATCGCGCCGCGCGCCATGCCGCCAAACGAACCCGTGGCTTGCTTTGCAGACTTGCCAGCCTTGTCGCCCGCACCTGCAAACTTATTCAGATCGCAGCTGGCTGTCCGCACGTCCCGGCTGTCAACCTTCAGCCCGACCGATGCCATGTCATCCATGCGGATTACTCCCTAAACGGCTGCGGCGTATCTTTGCCGCCCGACCTGCTCGATTCATCCGCGTAAACTGCGCTCATTTTCTGCAGCCATTGCGCTTCGTCGCCTTCAAACTCAAGTCCCACATTGGATGCCCACGCCTGAATTTCCAAATGGGACAGGGCCACCGGCCCCATCCCGCCTTGCATCACCGGCCCCACGTCGAACAGCCATTCCGCAAGATGGCGGCGGAACAACAATTCTGGAAACTCCGGCTCTTCATTCGCACGCTCCAAAAAACTCCAACGCGTCTGCTTTATGTCCTTCGGTTGCCCAGATAGCCATGCGTGCTGTCGTGCCCAGAGACAAAGCGCCTCTAGGCTTGTGCGAAAAAACGCGACCGATCCGCGATGAACTCGTCAACTTGGGTGCGCAGCCATGCCCGCTCTGCATAGAGTTTGCGGCAATTTTCAGGGCTGAACTTGAACGGCTCACCATCCCAAACCCAATTGTCTGACCAGCCGATCGTCGCGCGGGCAAGCGCGTTCACAGTCTGCCGCTCTTGCTCTGCAGGTGATACTTTCTTGCGCCCGCTTGCCGCTTGGTTGATCTCCTGCACCGCCCGTTTGAACGTAGCGCTGTCAACACCATGAACCTGGATCGTCAACGGCTTTTCGTCCGATCCTGTCAACAGTTCATCGGTTACGGGGTGGCGCACGCTGAACGTCGCGCCCTTTTCAGCATCTGCAGCCAAGTCTAGATCGTTCATATCCATGGTTTGTGTCCTTTGGTTGAGGTTGAAAATCGGGGGGTGTGGTCAACCACGCCACGCCCCCCTAGCCTGCCGGAGTTGCAGGATTACGGTGCGGGGACCTCAACGTCGGCGCGCGTGAACTCGATATTGCAGCTTGCCATGTTGACCGACCCGACCGACTGGCCGCGCGGGAACGACATGACTTTGCCCATGATATAACGGATCGAGCCGTCGCTGCGCGTCTCGCGGAAGCTGATTTCGTCCTTGGACGCCAGCGCAGCAAGCAAGATGATCTGGCCAGCGTCAGCAGAATCGTAGCCAAGCGGGATAGTGATTGACCCGTAGTTCAGTTCGCCGTGGAATTTGTTCACGATGCCAGTCTTGAGCGGCGTGAACGTGACCGCAGAATAAGCCGCGCCGAATTCTGGTACTTCGGACGCCTCTCCTACCTCGGTCCACGTCAGCGCGACGTATCCGGCTGCGTCGAATGATGCGGGGGTGGCCGCCGAGACGGACAGAAACCCGCCGATGCCTTCAGTAAGTGCCATGATATTTTCCTTTCATGGGCGTGGATAGGCGGGATGCCTATTTCAGGACCGGGACAAGACCCGATGTAAACTCGACCAGAACTTCGCCGTCGGCCTCAGTGGCGTCGGCCACCGTGCCGCAGTATGTGACACCGTTCGGCATTGCAAAATGCAGGACATCGCCAGCCTTTGGCGTCTTGCCAGTGTAAATCATGGCGGGTGTCGTGCCGGTCGATGTCGGCATTGTGACGATGCGCGCGCCTGTGATCACCTTGGTTTTCATGGTCAGGGACTCCTTTGAAAGATTGTGCTGCAACGGATCGACACGTTCTTGCGAAAGTATGCGCCGTCGATTGCGCCCGGCTGTGGGTCGCCCATATCTGTTACCTGAATTTGACCGTCTCCTGCGGATAGTATCAGATCAATGGGGAATTGGTCAATGATGCGCTGCGCTTGGTCATCGGCTTCATCCTCGAACGTGCCCTCTTGCACAAAGACCGCCACAAACAGCCGAACAGTCATCAGGCTTGACTTGGACAATCCGAAACGCTC